CAACAGCACGTCAAAGCCCGTCGCTTGTTTATCGATCGGAAGGTTGATCTCAACGGCCGGCGGGTTCAAGCCTATGCGGGGATGTGGATTGTTGAGGCTGCTGGCGGTGCCGGCCATCAGCTTTTGATGCCGGACGATATTTTCCGGATGCAATTTCGGCCGACGGATACGGCCTCTGAGGCAGCATGGAAGGAACAGACGAACAAAGTCTACCCGCAGTGGCCGGACGGAAAGCCCATCGAGCTTCGCTAGAGCAATGCCCTGGCTGCTACGAGTGGAAGCCTCTGGATCAGTTTTGCGATCTTGAGGCGGGCCTTTCGCTCGATGACGTACTGCCTCACTGTAAGGGATGCCGGTCGAATGGCGCCCCTAAGCCTCAATTTCTGAATCTTACCGCCCGTCACCGCAAGGCGATTGCCTGCGTCCTGGCGGCTCCGAGCTTATCGAAAGGGTACAAAGACGCTGCTGCCGTGACGGGTTTCACCGTTCAGGCGATTCGAGACCTCTTTGCTGGGCGCCGGGTGCCCGAGTTCCGCCGCTGCTACCAGTTGATGCTAGAGAGTGCTGGGGCCGACATGGCCCGCCTGGTGGAGGTTCAAGTAGCTTGCCTCGCTGCGGATGAACAGAAATACCATCCGAAGCTAGAGGATTTTGTCGCCTTTCCCGATCACCGCACCCGGCTCCGCGCGGCCCAGCACCTCACGAAGCAACTGGAGCTGGACCCACCGAAACAAGATGGAATCAACGTGAATGTGGGGATCAAGTTCACGACGAATCTAGGGAAGGGCGAAACCTACGATCCGCCTTCCGTTTTTCGCGCCGAGCCCGTAGTGGATGTGACTCCGGGCGGCGACTGATGCCCACAAAGCTCACCCGCACCCGATTTGACGCGGTTCGCGAATCCGAGCTGGATATGCGCTGCATGGTTCGCGACATGACGAAGCGCCGCCGTATTAGCGCGGAGCTGGAGAAGCTACGTCTGCGCCAGCGCCGCGGCCACAAAATTGACGAAGTGAAGTTCGCGCGGTACAGCGCGCAGGCGAAAAAGTTGGCAACGCTCATCATGGGGCGCTGGCACCGGCTCCATCGCCGCATGAATCGCGAGGCGACACGACGGGCGGAAGTCGAGGGGATGTTCGGAATGAAGGAGGAGCAGCATGGCAACGCCGCGAACCCGTAGGCTCATTGAAGCAGGAGACGAATTCGCTCACGGGAACGCTGCCGTGCGCGCCCGGAAGCGACTCCAGAAGGAGGCGCAGCGACTCGTCGCGGATATCGCGCGGCTCACGGAGAGGCTCGGTGAGGTGAACGAAGAGGAAGAGGTGATCTCCGCAGCAATCGATCAGCACGCAAGCAATATCGCGGATGCCCACAAGGAACCGCCGGGCCAGGCTTAGGATTCCATTTGAGTAACGAGATTACTTTCAACGCGAACCCCAATCAGCAAGCCTTCATTACCTCGAAGGCTGAAGCCGACCTGTTCGCGTGTCGTATGGGAGAGGGGAAGTCTGCTGCACTCGTCTGGTGCCCCTTCTACCACACACAGCAAAATCCAGGCGCGCGGTGGGCGATGATTCGCGATACCTGGGAGAATTTACGCGATACGACGCTTAAAGAGTTCTTCCGCTGGTTCCCAGACGGAATAGCCGGAAAATTCGTCAAATCTACGAAAACATGGACGTGGACGTGCGAGGGAATGAGAGGCGAGATCATGTGGCTCGGGATGGACGTTGAAGCGGACGCCGCAAAGCTGCAATCGCGCGAATTGGCCGGTTTTTGCATCGATGAGCCCGCTCCCGCAGCAACCACTGGCGGTGTAAGCGAATTCATCTTCGATGCGGCGATGACACGGCTCCGACAGCCAGGAATGAAGTGGTACGGCGCAAAATTGGCCGAAAACAACCCGGACGAGGGCCATTGGACGCATCGGCGCTTCGTAGAGCCGGGATACAGCGGCTACTCGAATATCCAGCTCCCACCGCTGCAAACAAAGGGCTTTTCGTTCTTTCAAACCGCTAGACCGGAGAACCTGAAGAACCTTCCCGACGGTTACTACGAAACGATGGCAAAGCGGTACGAAGAGGCTGGCCGTCCTGATCTGAAGACACGCTTCGCCGACGGGGATTTCGGCTTTCAGCAGCCAGGAGAGCCCGTAACGCCAGAATTCAACAAAGCCATCCATGTTAGGCCGTCTATTTCCGTTTTAGATTCGCCAATTATGTGTTGCTGGGACTTTGGCTTGAATCCGACGTGCATCATTACACAAATAAGCCCGATGAGTAACTGGATGATACTCGAATCCTACGTGGGCGAGGAGATCGGCACGCTAGAGCTGATCCAAGACGTTATTACCGGACGCATCGAGGATCGCTTCAAGGGTCTACCTATTTCGCACTACGGCGACCCGCAAGGAAAGCAGCGCGATCAGTCGTCGTCTCAACAAACGGCGGTGAAGGTTATCAGGGACGAGCTAGGAGGTCGTTGGTATCCAGGGCCGCGCGAGTGGCACGAGCGGAGAGATGCTATTAGGCGTTGCCTCGGATTGCTCCGTAATGGAGTCGGTCTCGTCCAGATTGACGAGAAGCGCGCGAAGGCCGTATGGCACGCGCTCCGAGGAGGCTGGCACTACCAGAAGCACAACACGGGGATGATCTCCGCGCAGGCTCGGAAGGACATCCACTCTCACCCTGGCGATGCTCTCTCGTATGGGGCCGCGTTGCTATTCCCAAAGGGCGAGCGTAAGTCTCGAAACGTCGGTGGCGGGATTTCCATTCGGCAGCCAGCCTATTTCCGTAGAGCACGGGGAGGTTATCCTCCTGAAGCAGTAGACGCACCTTTGTTCCAGCCCGAGTCGCCCAGCAGCGTACCCGAGGACGGCGCACCGTTTTCATCGAAGGGGTAAAGCATGAGCGCACCGAGCCCGACGCTACCGGCAGGCAATACGATTGATTATCCGCAGGACGAAGAGGAAGCCAAGACCGGGATCCGCAAGAAAAAAGAGAAGAAGATGCTCCCGAAAGAGGATCTTCTGATTCTTCTCAAGGGATATATGTCGCGGGGGAAAGAGGGACGCGAAGGCGGGAGCGACCCGCGAGAGAGCAACTGGAAGGCAAATCAGGACGCCTACTGGGGCCGACAGGACACCGGGAACAAGGCGGAGTGGCAAGCCGCAGAGCACATGCCCGAAGTGGCAAATTTCATCGACCGGCACACCGCGGCGTTGCGGCTCGCACTTCTCTCGCAGCCGGAGTGGTTCTCGATCACTGACCCTACGGAGCCCAGCGGGAACCGCGACCGCATGATGCGGAAGTTTACGAAGATTCATCTTGACCACTGCACGACAAACGCGAGCGGGCAGCGGATCGGCTTCGACGCGACATTCGCGAGCGCGGTGAAGTCCGGGGCGATGACGGTACTCGCGGCCTCCGTGACCTACGACCCGATCTCCGGTTTTGTAAACGTCGATCCCGTCAACCCGTTTGAGCTGTACTATGACCCAACGGGGCGCGGTCTATACCGAATTCGCCGCACCGAAATCGACTACTGGCAGCTCGAATTGATGAAGGAGGCAAAGGACTCGGCCGGAGAGCCCCTGTATATCAACGAGGCGATCGATCGGCTCCAGTCATTTGTTGATGGCGAATCCAAGACAGACCGCGAGCGCCAGAGTGGCGGGAGCGAAGAGAACGAGGGTGGAAGCCGACGCAAGCCTGTAACGCTTGATGAGTACCTATGCACGATTATTGGGCTTGATGGTAAGTTGATCGCGCAGAACCAACTCGTTGTTGTTGCGAACGAGCGAGAGATCATCCGCGGACCTGAGGACAATCCCAACTGGCACGGGAAGGACTGGATCGTGATGTGCCCGACGGTAGACGTTCCATTTTCAGTATACGGCCGCACCTATCTTGAAAACTTCCGTATGCTCGCAGCGACGTTTACAGAAGTTACAAACTTGATTCTCGACGGAATGTTCGCGGGCGCGATCCCCGCGCATCAAGTGTGGCAAGACGCCCTGGCCGATCCTACGGAGCTGGCCGAGGGCGTGTATCCAGGCATCGTGGTAACGGCCGATCCTGACTGGCCGGCGGGCAAGAAGTTCGTCGAGCTGATCGAGATGGGCGGAGTCAACGCTGATTCGATGCGGGTGTGGGAGTCGCTCAAGTCTGAGCTGAGGGAGGGGGCCTCCGCAAACGAGCTTTCGCTCGGTCAGGTGCCGCCGAAGGGCGATATCACTGCAACGGAGATCAACGCCAGCTCTCGCGGCTCTACGGTGATGCAGATGGGGTTGGCGAAGGATATCGATACCCGTTGGCTCGCTCCGATTCTGGAGTTGGTGATGATGACCGGCTTACAGCATTTTGACCCCGAGAAGAATCCGACCCTTGCAAACGAGCTGGGGAAGGATATGGCTACGATGATCGCGAACCACCGGCGGGAGTTCGCTGATATCCAGTACGGGTACGTGGCGAAGGGCCTCACGTCTGCGATGGAACGCGGCCAGAAGGTGCAGGGCTTGACCGGGGCGCTTCAGGTGATCGGCGGCAATGAAGTGCTCGCGGCGGCATTTCAGCAGGACTACTCGCTTTCGAGTCTGATTGCAGAGCTTCTGATTGGCTTCGATGTAGATATGGACTCAATCAAGAAGAGTGACGCGGAGAAGCTCCAAGAC